GTGCGGCAGCACAACGTCCAACCTTACGCTCACCACTGCCAGCCCGTTCCGTATCGTTCAGTTTGTCCCAGAGACGGCCCTGTCTGCTGCGACGACGATCACGGCTACGGCGACCAGCACTACTCAGACCGTTGCGTCCACGACCGGCATTTATGTCGGCATGAACATCTCCGGTACGGGTGTCGCGGCGGGTACGACTGTTTCGTCCATTACCAACAGCACCACGTTCGTCGCTTCGGCGTCGATCACGGGTACTTCGGGTAATGCGATTTCGTTCTTTGGTTATCCAGAAGTTCTTGTAACGTGGACGGATACGTACCACAGCTACACGAACTCCACTGGCGTTTAAGGGAGCATTTTAAATGGCTATTTCAAGAGCACAGCTACTTAAGGAACTGCTCCCCGGCTTGAACGCTTTGTTCGGTCTGGAGTATGCAACCTACGGTGAGGAACATAAGGAAATTTTCGAGATCGAAAGTTCCGAGCGTTCCTTTGAAGAAGAGACGAAGCTTTCGGGCTTCAGCGCGGCCCCGGTGAAGAACGAAGGCCAAGCGATTGCGTATGACAATGCGCAGGAAGCTTGGACTGCTCGTTACAACCACGAGACCATCGCTCTCGGCTTCTCCATCACGGAAGAAGCGGTTGAAGACAACCTGTACGACTCACTCAGCAAGCGTTATACGAAGGCGCTCGCCCGTGCGATGGCGTACACGAAGCAGGTCAAGGGCGCGTCGATCATCAACAACGGCTTCAGCACCACCTACACGGGCGGTGACGGACAGCCGCTGTATTCGACGGCTCACCCGCTCGTCTCTGGTGGTACCAACAGCAACACCTTCACGACACAGGCTGACTTGAACGAGACCTCGCTTGAAGCGGCGGTCATTCAGATCTCCCAGTGGACGGATGAACGTGGGCTGCTCATTGCCGCCAAGCCTCGGAAGCTGATCGTTCCTCCGCAGCTCATGTTCGTTGCCAAGCGTCTGCTTGACACTGAACTGCGCGTTGGCACGACCGACAACGACATCAACGCCCTCAAGGCGATGGGGTCGATTCCGGAAGGCTACAAGATCAACCACTTCCTGACGGATCCAAATGCTTGGTTCCTCATCACGGACGTGCCGAATGGTCTGAAGATGTTTGTTCGTACCCCGCTCCAGAATTCGATGGACGGCGATTTCGACACCGGCAACGTCCGGTACAAGAGCCGCGAGCGTTATAGCTTCGGCTGGTCGGATCCGCTCGGCACCTTCGGTTCGGCGGGTTCTACCTGATAGGGTAGTAGAGGAGGCCACCTTCGGGTGGCCTCTTTTTTGATTATGTAAAATGGTGTATAACGATACTACTAGGGTTTCGAGTCATACCAACTGACCTAGCAGACGATGCACCGATGGTATGACGGTCTTGTGCATAAGGAGTATTTTCAATGGGTATTGCATCGCATTTAGGCCCGTGGCAGCTCGGCACCGTCCGAAGCACGACGGGTACTACCGCTGGTACAGTTCGCAACATGGGTACGACCATCGTTGCCCAGCTTAAGCCAATTCTTTACACGGACGCGGCACCTTCGACTGCGTTCTGGCTCCCTGCCGGTGCGTTCGTTACGCTGGCGCAGTTCTACACCACGACTGCATGGACGGGTACTTCCCCGACGCTGACCCTCTCGGGCAACGGCACGGCGTTTACCACGGCCCTTGCTCTAAGCTCGCTTGGGTCTTCGATCATGACTGTCGCTTCAACCTCTGGCGCGATGGGGTTTGTGACCAACGTCGGTACGACTGACGCGCAGGTTACGTACACGATTGGTGGTACGGCGACCGCTGGCGCGGGTGTTATCTATCTTGCCTACATGGTACGTCAGTCTGACGGTACGACTGCTCCTACGTATAACACCGGCCCGTAATACTCAGGGAGCATTGACATGATGCAAACTGATGTAAAAAGTTACTACATGAACGCCACTGGATCCAGTGGCGTTGGTGGTACACGCACTCGCGTCAAAGCGGTGTATTACGTGTCAGGTGCAACTGCGGGGTCAGTCTTGTTCACAGACGGCGGGTCTACTGGGCCTACGTTGATTCAGTTCGACACCCCCACCGCTGCCAACTCGGGTAACGGGATGGTTCTCATCCCCGGTGAAGGTGTCGTATTTAGCGGCCCTCCGTATGTGACTCTGACTGGTGTGGCTTCGGTGACGTTCTTCTACGGATAGTGCCGTGACAGCCGTCTACCAAAGTTCTTCTGCTCCACTGAACATTCAGTGCGATCAGGGGGCTTCGTTCTCGTTGTCAGCCACGTGCTACGACGATACGGGGCTTCTTGATCTAACGAATTATTCAGCCTTGATGCAGATCAGGAACTCCCCGACGTACAACGGTGGTGTGACCCCCACCGTTGTCTACTCGTTGTCCACGACTGATGGACAGATTACGTTGGGTGGTACGGCGGGTACGATCACACTAAACATTACCGCTACCAATACAGCGTCGCTACCCGATGGTGAATACAGCTACGACTTGTTCATCTATCAAAGCGGATCTTATGGTGGCAGCTACCAAACTAAAATGTTTGGTGGGTTGTTCACTGTCAATCCTCGTGTGACGGTGGTGGGTACGTACAGGGCAATCAGCACTTACTGCCTTGCTGGTGGAAACGCAGCAGAGATTGCGATTATCCCCGATCTTAACACTGGTGGCAGTTACGGGTTCCCGATTGCACCCGATTATTCTTACCCCGTTTCTCCGCAACTTTGGGGTACAAGTGTAGTTTCACTTATCTATCAAGGCTACATAGGTACTGATACTACCCAGCCTCTCGGATACTACGTATTCATATTGGGTTCGGGTGATGGATATTTGATTGAGCAAAGCTATTTCTCAGTGCTTCAATTTGTAGATTCGTTTGGTATTACCCACACGTTTAATTCGGCTGCTGCGTCATCATATGGATTATGCCCAAATTCCACTCAGTTTGAAGGGTGTACTTACTGGGCATGGCAAGTGACTGCTAATCCGACATCTCAACCGTTAGGGTTGTATTACGACTACATCACTTCTTCTGCTGCTCCGTTCCCTGCTTCAGTGACGGTAATACCCTAATGAGTAATTACAACATCCAGATCCAATACCCCGGCATCCAAGGTGCAACTGGGGCTAATGGTACGGCTAACGCTGGTGGCAACAACTATTCCATTCAATACAACAACGCTGGCTTGTTTTCTGGAACGAATTTGTATTGGACATATAATTCTGCGCATTTCACCGACATATGCAGCTTTAACTTTCGTTACCAAACAACTTCACCGTATCCGTGGGACGCATACTATTCGTCAGTGTTTGAAATTGTCGATTCATATTACGGTGGAACGAATAGCATTGTTACTGGATACACTTACAATCAAACGTGGGATGCTTATCCCGCGATGTCATTTCAATCAGGGTGTTATGCAGTATCTAATGTAGGGTCTTATGGTGGGGCTTGGGTATTCGATGGCGCGGCTGGGGGATACGGAGGCTATCCATCTCAGTTCGTCATAAGCCCTTGTTTTTATCTACCCGCATTTACGTGGTACACATCAAATGCTCCCGGCGCTGCGGGGAGTGAAGTTCCTTTCGTACAAGCAGCCGCTATCGCGCACGATGGTGGTATGTACCTTAGCTCTGCTACAGGAGGTTCATTAGGAATTGGCACATTTAACGCGACCGAGTATTACGTCAATGGCGTACCTGTAGCTACGGGCGTTTTGACTGTCGCTACACTTCCAGCGGCGGCGGCTGGCGCAAGGTCATTCGTCAGTGATTCAACTGTTGTTGCGACCGGCAATTTCGGCGCTACTGTTGTTGGTAGCGGTTTATACACCGTTCCCGTTTGGTCTGATGGCTCTGCTTGGTACATAGGATAATTGCAATGACTGCAACTTTTACGACAACAGTCATCAACCTGATTACGGCAGCGCAGCAAGGCACGTTGACCGATGTGGTCACAGCGGTTGATTGGGTTGTCACAGCGAAGGATGGCACCAAGCTTGCCCGTGTGTCGGGGTTGACCCCCGTTGGCCCTGCGGATGCCGCCAAGTTCACGGCGTTTCCGAAGCTCACGCTAGAAGAAGTGCTTGCGTGGATTCCTGACCCCGCTACGGATGCGATCAAGACTAAATTAACCGATATGCTTGCGGCGATGGTTCCACCGGCTCCCCGGACGGTATCAAAGAGACCACCACCGTGGGCTGTTCCCTCTCGCCCTTTCATAGGTAATCGCTAATGGCTAAGTCTCCTGCATGGCAGCGTAAGGAAGGCAAGAACCCCAACGGTGGGTTGAATGCCAAGGGTCGTGCGTCTGCCAAGAAACAAGGCATGAACCTTAAAGCCCCGGCCCCGCATCCCAAGACCAAGAAGGACGCGGCTAGGCGTAAATCTTTTTGCGCCAGAATGTCAGGGATGCCGGGGGCAATGAAAGATGAAAAGGGACGACCAACCCGTAAGGCGTTGTCGTTAAAAGCATGGAATTGTTAAGTTGCACTCGCTGTAAACAAGAAAAACCGGCCACGGCTGAGTTTTTTCCGTTACACAATAAAAAAGTTAATGGGTTGGATAGTTGGTGTAGAAAATGCCGTTCTACTTATAGAAATGAAATTCGTAGAGGCAAATTCAGAAACGTAATTTCCGACGTTGATCTTAAAGAAATTATTGCTTGTACAAATGAATGTGTTATTTGTGGGGATACTACTAAGCCGTTAGTAGTAGACCACGACCATAAAACGGGCCAAATTCGTGGATTGCTTTGTAATCATTGTAATCGCGGAATCGGGCATTTCAGGGATGATCCAAATCTTCTTGAGTTTGCCAGAATGTATTTACTTGCTCATGTAGATCATCCTGACTGGATTACTTACTCAAAGGTTTCTTAACATGACTGAAAAATGGATTCAGAAAGCGATCAAACATCCCGGTGCGCTGCACAAAGCGTTGAAAGTGCCTATGGGGCAAAAGATTCCTGTTTCCAAAGTTGCCAAGGCTGCAAAGAGCGATAACCCAACTCTCGCAAAACGTGCGCGGTTGGCTCAAACTTTAGGCAAGATGAAACATGCCAAGCGTAAGTAAAAAGCAACACAACCTGATGGCGATGGTGGCTCATAACCCCAAAGCCGCCAAACGGGTTGGAATTCCCCAGAAAGTGGGGAAGCATTTTACTGATGCTGACAAAGGCAGGAAGTTTGGTGAAGGTGGTATTGCAGACAAGTTGAAGGGTTATTGGGAAGATGTCAAGCAACAAGCACGCGATGCTATTGAGGCAACCAAGAATGACCCATCCCTTCTTCTTGGTACAGGAATGGCTAAACAAGCTGCTGATGCACTAGTTAGCAGCAACGCTAGAAATGAACATAAACGAGGTGGTAGCGTGAAACGTAAATTTGCAGATGGTGGGATTAACATTCCCAACGCTGGTTTATATGGAGGTCGTCCCATGATGCCTCCGATGGCTGGCAATAGTCCCATGCCGCCCGGTATGCAGGGGCAAATGGCTGGTATGCCTCCGATGGCGCGTCCTTCGTTTGGCCCCAATCCTATGGTCAATAATCCTATGCAACGTCCAATGGTTGGCATGAACCCTATGGGTGCAATGCCCGTTGCTCGTCAAACTTATAAAAAAGGCGGTCGCGTGAAACCGAATGAACTTAAAGGCAAAGCCAAGGAAACGAAGGCCATTGCAAAAGAAGAAATGAAAGCCCTGAAGCGTGGTCACGCGCCAAAGGAAATTTTGGAGCATGAACGTGCGGAGCATAAAGCTATGGGTTACAAAAAAGGTGGGCCAATGAAACATACCAAGCATATGGCGAGGGGTGGCATGGGTGCCGCTCGTAAGCCTCGTATCAATCCCGCTGCTCTGGCAGCAATGATGGGGCCACCTCCCAGTGCTGGTGCTGGCCCGATGGCGGCTGGCCCGATGGCGGCTGGCCCCGGTGGCCCTCCCGGTATGCCGGGGGCGATGGCGCATGGTGGTACGATCCATCATCACCACGCCAAGACCTCTCATCATCACCATCACCACCACTATGCTCACGGTGGCGCTGTCAAGCATCACGACATGTCCGAGTCGCATGGTGAGCGTATCAGCAAGAAGCCCGAAGTCGAAAAGATGATCGGCGGCAAGAAGCGAGCTAACCCGGATGGTGCCGAGAAGAAAGGTCACACCAAGGGTAAGGTCGTCAAGATGGCTCGTGGCGGTCACGTTAGTTCCGCATCTAGTAGAGCAGATGGAATAGCCAGTCGTGGCAAAACTCGTTGTAAATATTGATAAGGAGATTTGAGATGAAGCATCATATGAAGCATGGTGGTCACGTGGGTG